ACTGGTTTAACTGGTGCTACTGGTGTTCAAGGTGAAACTGGTGCTACTGGTTTAACAGGTGCCACTGGTGTACAAGGCGAAACTGGTTTAACAGGTGCCACTGGTGTACAAGGCGAAACTGGTGCTACAGGCCCTCAAGGTGTACAAGGTACTACGGGTCCTACTGGTGCCACTGGTGTTCAAGGTGCTACAGGCGAAACTGGAATTCAAGGAGAAATCGGTGCTACAGGTCCTCAAGGTGTACAAGGTCTTCAGGGCGTAGAAGGCGCTAGTGGTATTCAAGGTATTGATGGTGCAAGTGGCGCAGCAGGCGCTACAGGATCTACTGGCCCAGCAGGCGCTACTGGTATTCAAGGAGCATCTGGCTCTACTGGATTAACCGGAGCCACAGGTCAAACTGGAGCTACTGGCTTAACAGGAGCAACTGGTATTGCTGGTTTAGATGGCGATCGATATCACACCACGTCTTCAACATCAAATACAATTGCAAGTACTGGAAGTAAGACTTGGTATACTGATGATTTAAACCTAGATTACTCAATCGAACAATCCCTCATCTTAGCTTATAATATTGGCAATTATATGAAAGGCTTTGTAGCCGCATATAATCCAAGCACAGGTCAGCTAGATGTTAATATCACCTCTAGTGTTGGATCTGGAACATACTCATCGTGGGAGATAAATCTTGATGGTGCTGTAGGTATTCAGGGTGAAATTGGTGCGACGGGTCCTCAGGGTGTTGCTGGTGCAAGTGGAACAACAGGTGAAACTGGAGCTACTGGCTCTCAAGGCGCTTTCGGCTCAACAGGAGCGCAAGGGGTTCAAGGCGCTTCGGGCTCGACTGGATTAACAGGCGCTACTGGTGAACAGGGTATCCAAGGAGAGATGGGGGCCACAGGGCCACAGGGGGTACAAGGTCTTCAAGGCGTTCAAGGTGAAACAGGTGCNACTGGAGCTACTGGTTCTATTGGTTTAACAGGTGCCACTGGAGCTACTGGTTCTATTGGTTTAACAGGTGCCACTGGAGCTACTGGAATTGGCGCAACTGGTATTCAAGGGGCATCTGGCTCTACCGGACCAATTGGTTTAACAGGTGCCACTGGAGCTAGTGGAATTGGCGCAACCGGTATTCAAGGGGCATCTGGCTCTACCGGACCAATTGGTCTGACTGGAGCAACTGGACCCTCCGGAGAAGGTGGATCTGGCGGCGAAGACCCTATACTTGCCGCTATTGTGTTTGGCGGACAGGGTGGCGAATCTGCTGTCGAAGAAAGCGGCGGAGGAGGAGGGGCAGTTGGCGGTGAAGGCGATAAGGTTTTTTACGAAAATGATACCACTATCACTGCAAACTACACAATTACGACAAGTAAAAATGCAATGACTGCTGGTCCTATAAGTATAAACAATGATGTGACTATAACTATTTTAGAAGGTTCAGCTTGGACAATTGTTTAAGGAAAAACAATGGCAATTAACAATAAAACAAAATTACTAACCACTTCGGCACAAACTTTATATACCGTTGGTGCGGGTATTGAATCTTCTGTACATGGTCTAGTGTTTTCTAACAACACTAGTTCAAGTGCTACCTTCGATTTGACACTATACAAAGCTCTTGACGAAACTACATATACCTTGGTCAGATAAGTTTTTCTGTAGTCGGCTAGAAAATCCTTTAGCATGGCCACGACCAATTAATATNTCGGCAGGAGATTATATTCAAGCATTAGCAAGACAGCAATGATGCTTTAAATGTTGTAGTGTCATATTATGAAACTGATGAGTCAATAGCTCAAGGATTTAATCCAGTAGGAACTTGGAATTCCGGGGTTACTTACAATGAAAATGATGTGGTATTTTATAATGGTGTAAGCTACGTTTCTATTCAAAACAGTAACACTAACAACACTCCGGCTCTTGGAGGAACTGCATATTGGCTTCAGCTCACATCTGCAGGAGCAACTGGACCTACTGGAGCAACTGGAGCGGGGCTTACTGGAGCAACTGGTGCAACTGGACCTACTGGAGCAACTGGAGCAGGGCTTACTGGAGCAACTGGTGCAACTGGACCTACTGGAGCAACTGGAGCAGGGCTTACTGGAGCAACTGGTGCAACGTTGACTGGATTACCGCCAAGCACAAATCAAACAGTTGCATCTACTGATGCTGGAAAATACATTGGAGCCACTGGTGCAGTTAACTTCACTACATCTACTGGGTTTGTTTCAGGGGATGCGGTTACAATATATAACAATACAACAGGTGATATATCAGTGACTGGAGCCACTGGAGTTACACTATATAACTCCGGAACATCTTTAACAGGAAACAGAACTCTTGCGACAAGAGGATTAGCTACTGCACTTTGCGTTGCATCTAATACATATGTTGTTGCAGGATCTGGTATAAGCTAATGACCATTGTTCAAACTTTTTTTGCACCTTCTTCTCCAAGAGGAGAGACTATTATTACTGCAACGGGAACAGCCAGTTTCGTTGTTCCCCAAAATGTTTATTCAATATCGGCAGTTTTAATTGGCGGCGGCGGTTCTGGTGCTCGGGGCGGTAACAATATTGAGCAAGCTGGTGGCGGCGGCGGCGGATTAAGGTATATTAATAATCTTCCAGTAACTCCGGGCGAAACTATTACAGTTGTTGTTGGAGCTGGCGGCGCATCTGCCACGAGTAATACAAATCCCGGTGTTGCTGGCGAAGCATCTCAACTTCTTCGTAGCACTGATGTATTGGTTGAAGCTGGCGGAGGTTTAGGGTCAGACTATACTACTGGTTCTGTAGCTGGTGGTGCTGGCGGAACTGGAACTGCTACTGGTACAGGACCGTTTGGCGGCACCGTTGGCGGCGGTAATGGCGGTAATGGCGGCGCAACAAATGCGGCGATTAACGGCGGCGGTGGTGGTGCTGGCGGTTATTCTGGTAATGGTGGACCGGGAGTAAACGGAGGGGCAAACTTCGATGCCGGCACTAATGGCGGCGCTGGCGGTGGCGGCGCGGGCGGTACAACTTCTGCTACAATTGGCGGTGGAGGCGGTGGTGTTGGTTTGTTGGGAGAAGGCACATCTGGTACTACAGCTTCGGCTGCTGGTTCTGGTGGTACAAACGGCGGCGCAGCTGGTACTGGCGGCGGCGGAGATTATGGCGGCGGCGGTGGCGGTGCGGATAACAACAACTCTCAAGCAGCAGGTCAAGGAGCAGTTAGAATTATTTGGGGAATTGGAAGAACATTTCCAACAACTAATGTAGCAACAACGTTTAATTGATTTTTGAGGTTATAATGAGCAAAGTGAAATTTCATACAGTAGATCAACCCGATTCTGATACCGCCACGTTTGTTTTATCATGTAATCGTCTTGAGGTTCTTGATAAAACTCTCCAATCATTCTACGCGACAAGAGACTACGCAACCAAAATGGTTATAGTAGATGACTCAGCTGAACCTGGTGTGTTTGAAACTCTCGTAGACCGATATGGAAAAGATTGTGACATTATTTGTTTTCCAAAAAACCGTTCTCAATGGTGGGCCATGGATTTCATGGTATCCTATTGTGACTCTGAATACATCTTTTATCTCGAAGACGACTGGGAGTTGTTAAGACCTGGGTATCTAAATTTATCCAAACAAATTTTACAAAAATACAGAGATGTTGGAGTTGTTGACACTTCATGGAGAACCTTTGAATGGCAAGGAATTGATTCATATGAGCGTGAATTAATTGATGGTTGTTTCTATCGAAAAAAACCATGGAAAATTACAGACCACCATCTTGCTTGGCACTCATGGGTTGGATCCCCAAATCTAAGACGACGGGACGACCTTATTATGCTTGGTCGTGTTGAAAAGTGGCACAATGAATGGAACATTGATCGCAAGTTTACGGCTTTAGGGTTTAAAGGCGTATTCTTAGCCGGTGAGTATTCAAGACATCTTGGAGATGGTTGTTCTAGTAATGGCTGACCGTCGACCCGACGATTCAAAAGTGCCTTATGACTTTTATCCGCCCGAAGTATTAAAAAACCGCCGAGCTCCATATATTGATTTTAGAGAGATGGATTGGATTTATGATTATCCGGGTGATGTTACCTTAGTCACGGCGCTGGTTGATTTAAATAGAGATGACCGCTCGTTTGAAGATCATTACCTTAAAGGGCTTGATGAATTACTTTCTGTGCGCAATCCCCTTGTTGTATACTGCGATCCTCAATACCATGATTATATCACTCAAAGAAGAAAAGATTTATCGATTGCCACAAGTAATAATAGAATTACGTTAAAATCATTTACTCTTGATGATGTTAAAAACTTTGAACATTACGACAAAATACAAAGTATTATTTCTGACGAAAAATGGGTCAATCAAGCGGAGTGGATGAAGAACTCAGTAATATCTTCTCCAAACTATATTCCATTAACTTTGATTAAAAATTACTTGCTCCAAGAGATTGCTACTATTAATCCGATGAACTCAAAGCGATTCTATTGGATAGATTCTGGTATGTATAATAGCTTTGGTGTTACTGACCCAATTAAAGAGTTTAACTTTTTAAAATGCCCAAGAGACAACTTTTTTGTAACATCTTATCCTTATTGGACAGATACCGAGATTCATGGGTATAATATAGAAAAGATGACCAATCTAATTGGTAGTAAGCCTACATATGTTTGCCGAGCTACATTATTTGGGGGAAGTAAAGAACAGATTGAAAAATTTAATTATAAATACTTTCAATATATTAATGAGTCGTTAGAGGTTGGTGCTATTGGAACAGAAGAGGCGATTTTTACTATTATTGCAATGAAACATCCAGAACTTGTTATGCGTATTGCTATGATTAATGGCGACATTAAAAATTATTTGAATTTGATCAGGAGATAAAATGAGTAGCAAATATAGATTTCATATTTTGGGATTGCCTCATACAGTAACAAGTAAAGAATATACAGCTTGTGCTTATACAATGAAAGTTTTGAAGTTTGGAAAAATGATGACCGAAAGAGGTCATACAGTTATTCATTATGGTCACGAAGATTCTGATTTAATGTGCACGGAACATGTGCCAGTGTTAACTAATAAAGACTTAGAAATTGCCTACGGTAACTACGATTGGCGTAAGAATTTCTTTAAGTTTGATACTAATGACCATGCATATCAAACTTTTTATAAAAATGCTATTGAAGAAGTCGGTAAAAGAAAACAAAAAAATGACTTCATTCTTCCTTTCTGGGGGTCTGGTACTAGACCAGTTTGTGATGCGCATCCAGACATAATTACAGTAGAACCTGGTATTGGTTATGCAGGTGGTCATTGGGCAAACTATAAAGTATTTGAATCATATGCTATCTATCATGCGTATTATGGTTTACCTTCAGTCGGAACCTGTAAACAGAATTTCTATGATGTGGTAATTCCTAATTATTTTGACCCCGATGATTTTGAATATTCAGAAGAAAAAGATGATTACTTTTTATTTCTTGGAAGGGTCTATGAGGGCAAAGGAATTCATATAGCAATTCAAGTTACAAAAGAAATTGGTGCTAAGTTGGTTGTTGCGGGACAAAACGATTTAAAGGCGTGTGGATATTCTGAAATTCCAGACCACGTTGAGTGTGTTGGATATGCGGATGTCGAAAAGCGTAAAAAGTTGATGTCAAGAGCTAAAGGGGCTTTTATAGCTTCTTTATATAACGAACCGTTTGGTGGGGTTCAAGTTGAGTGTTTATTCTCAGGAACTCCAACAATTACAACTGACTGGGGTGCATTTTCTGAAAATAATATTCATGGCGTTACTGGTTATCGTTGTCGAACATTTGAAGAATTTTGCTGGGCTGCTAGGAATATAAATAATATTAAACCAAGAAATTGTTATGACTGGGCAATAAATAATTTTTCATTAAGCCGAGTGGCTAAAATGTATGAAGAATATTTTCAGGCAATACATAATGTTCATAATGGCAAAGGCTGGTATGAACTTAATCCAGATAGAACCGACTTAGATTATAAAAGTAAGATCTATCCTGATTATAAATAGTAATGAACAAGGAAACTATAAACTTTTATGAGTACACTTAATACCCAAAACATTGATTCAGATGGCGATTTAAAACTTAAATCCCGAGGAACTTTAGCATTAACTGCTACAGCTAATGGAGACATTCAAGTTGCTCGTTATATGAGGTCATTTATGTATCAAAGCGACCAATTTATTGATGAGAATTACACAATTGAGGAAAACAAGAGTTGTATGTCTATTGGTCCAATTGAACTTGACGATGGCGTTGCCATAACTGTTTCGAGTGGATCTCGCTGGGTTGTACTATGAGTACATTAAAAACTTTTAATCTTAATTATCCTGACAACGATTTACTTTTAAAAGTAGATGGCAATACCGTTGTTGAGATTCAGGATGATGGAGATGTAAGAGTAAAGAAACTTACTAAGGCTGTTATGTATCAAACAGTCAATGAAATCAATGGGGATTATTCTTTGGAAGAAAACAGAAGTTCTCTTTCAGTTGGTCCAATTACTGTCAATGGTGGCACTGTAACTGTAGCAAACAATGCCGTTTGGGTTATTGTATAGAAGGAATTAATAATGTCTAAGGTTGTATTACAAGGAAACAATTCAGGAGGGGGAACGTTTACTGTCACTTCTCCAGACTCAAATAGTAATCGCACGGTTACTTTACCGGATTCTACTGGAACTTTAGATACCATTCAGAGAGCTGGTAATGTGTTGCAAGTGGTGCAAGGAACGTTGACAACTAGCTTTACTACAACTTCTCAAACATTTGTGGATTCGGGAATTACTGCAACGATTACCCCCTCAAGCACATCCAGCAAGATAAGGGTGGATGTTGATTACTGGAGTTACTTTGCTGATGGTAATGACCGAGGCGCATGTCAAGGGAATATTTTAAGAGGATCAACAGAAATACTGGAGAGAGGTTACTATATAAACACTGGTGTCAGTGATGTGATTAATTACATGGAGGGAGTATTTAGTATGTCTATTGTAGACAGCCCATCAACAACATCTAGCATAACTTATAAGGTGCAAATTAAAGGCAGTGAAAATTCTACTGCCGGACTATATGCTGGACCAGATAGTCCGGCAGTTATTATTTTAACGGAGATTGCCGGATGAAAATAACCAAAGCTACAGCAATTCAATCTCTTGTTCCCAATGCAGAAGTTGTCATCCGTGGTGATGTGGTGGAGTGGTTAGTTCCTTCAACCGCACCAGTTACTGATGAGCAAATTGAAGCTGAACTTGCCAGATTAATTGCCGAAGAACCTAATCGTATCGCTGAAGCCAATCGCCAAGCGGCCTATCAACGTGAATCCGATCCATTATTCTTCAAAGCTCAGCGAGGTGAAGCCACAATGGAAGAATGGGAAGCAAAGGTTGCTGATATTAAAGAGCGGTTTCCCAAACAATGAATCTGTATATAAATAAACTAAACAGTAAAAGAAGCGAACTATGACAACAATAATCAGAGGGTCAGCAACTACCGCAAGTACGCCAGCTATCTCCGGAACCGATGGAGATACCGGAGTATTCTTTCCGGCTGCTGATACAGTGGCAATTACGACTGGCGGCACAGAACGTATGCGTATTACTGCTGACGGTAAAGCGGGAATACAAAATACCGGTCCTAGCGACCTTTTTACTATTAACTCCAACAAAAATTACTTTGATGATTATACTTCCGCCGCTTACGACCAATCCGTTCTTTTAAATGCGCCAGCAAATGAGTATCCTTCGTTTATTGTTAAAGCTTGGGGGGGAGCGGCTTCCGGCGGCACAACTACTCCATTTCAATTTGGTGTAATAAATTTATACAAACAGCGCGGAACTTTAGCCTCCCCTTTATCAACTGAAAATGGCGATAATTTAGGAGAATTGGTTTTTAGAGGGTGGAATTCTACATTAAATGGTTGGTCTGGCGCGATGGTGAGGGGGTTGCAGACAGGAGCGACAACATCAACGGGTAATCCTACGAGTTTACAGTTTGTAACCAATGACGGGGCTAATCAATACGGAACAGAGCGTATGCGTATCGACGGTGCGGGCAACGTGGGGATTGGTACCGCCAGTCTTAATTCTCGTTTAACCGTAGACGGAACTACAGGAAACTGGTCAGCTAGTAACTTCGGTAAGCAACTTTTAGTGTATGGCAGCCTAACTAACCCTACGATAGGTATCTTTGATGCTAATAATGCAAATCCTCTAGCGATTACAAACAATAGTGGCGCCTTTGTAATTTCAGCAATGCCTGCGATTACTGACTCCTCAACATCGCCGACCGAACGTATGCGCATCACCGCAGACGGCGAAGTGTATATTGCTGGCACTACCGACAGGGGTGCTTTTAACCTTCAGTGTAATGGTACAGGTGTCTGGGGTGCTGGTGCTTACACCAACGGTTCCGATGCTGCACTGAAACATGACATCGAAACACTTGAGACTGGTCTTGAGACGATCAACAAGATTCGTCCTGTCACCTTCAAGTATCGTAATGACCTTGACTACACCAATGACACACACACTCAGGTTGGTTTCATCGCTCAGGAGCTACAGAAAGCTCTTGAAGGGGAAGCCTATAAGGATGCTACTGTCATTACAGGCAACGAGTATTTGAGCGTAGCTTACCAAAACTTTATTCCTATTCTAACCAAAGCCATCCAAGAGCAACAGGCTATGATTGAGGATTTGGCTGCACAGGTTAAAGCTCTACAAAATGTTCAAGAATAATTACAGAAAGAATAAGGGTACACCATGACAGGTCGTTTAATTGTAGATAAGGTTGAAAGTCCAGGAGATTTAACCGTCACCGCAAATGGTAATGATGTTGTTACTGTAAAGTCAAATGGTAATGTGGGGATTGGGACGAGTAGTCCTGAGATAAAATTAGATGTTAGAGGTGCACTACAATCTTACGGAGAATCCGGTGACAGTTTTAATGCGGCGGTTTCAGCCGTTGAATACGGCACTAAAAGCCCCTATTTAAGTTTATATAAAACCAGAGGAAGTAAATCCAGCCCAACAAACACATTACCTGGAGATAATATTGGGTTTATATATTTTGGGGGATATAATTCAGTTATTGGTGGGAGTGATTCAGCAGCTTATTCATCCATTCGAGTAATTCAAATGGGCGATGCCACCGCCAATGGCACTCCGCATGATTTATCTTTTAATGTGAATTCCGGAAGTGCGCAATACGGCTCAGAACGCATGCGCATCACTTCCGATGGCAACGTGGGAATTGGTACAAGTTCGCCCGCTCAATTAGTCGAAATAAAGTCAAACAACGCATACTTTGACGATTACTCATCCGCAACCTACGACCAAAACGTTGAACTAACTGGTCCTGCGAATGAATACCCCCATTTTTCGATTAAGGCTTGGGGTGGAGCTGCGTCAGGTGGCTCAGCTACTCCATTTCAAAACGGGGAATTTGTTCTTTTAAGGGAGCGAGGAACGTTATCTTCTCCGCTGACAACACAAGATGGCGACTCACTAGGTGCGCTTGTAATTCGTGGGTGGAACTCTACTCTTAACAAGTATTCTGGGTGCTTGATTTTAGGCTACCAAACCGGAGCAGCAACAGCCACCGGAACGCCAACTGCTTTATTATTCTATACTAATAACGGTTCAAACACTAATGGCACGTTAAATTTTGAAATAAATGCCACAGGAGATGCTCTTGTAAAAGGCGCAGGTGGTCTTGGATATGGAACAGGGACTGGTGGCTCCGTTACACAAGCCAGTTCCAGAACAACAGGTGTCACCCTCAACAAAACCAACGGACAAATTACGCTCGTGTCAGCAGCGGGTACGACAACAGCAGCTTCATTTACAGTTACAAACTCGACTGTTGCGGCTACCGATACGATTATAGTCAACCAAGCAACGGGTGCTAACCTGTATGACATTATGGTAACTGCCGTTGCAGCAGGAAGTTTTAGAATAACTCAGAGAACAACAGGGGGCACTACAACAGAAGCTCCTATATTTAATTTTGCTGTCATTAAAGCTGTAACAAGTTAAGGAGAAAACAAATGCAATTACAATACATCTGTCATTACGTTGATACCAACACGTTGGAAGCTGGTTGGATTTCGCCTGTATTGGGCGCCGAAGGTGAAGTGATTAGATATGAGAGCAGTAAAGTGCGTAGCTATTCCGCCGAACAAAAATCCGAGTTTGAAGCTGACGTTGGCGAAATAGGTGCTTCTTATACAGCACTGGCTGGTTGGTAGCATGAAAAGTAATTTCACACGCTGGATTGTTTACTTTATCCCTGCTTTGTTAGTGGAGTTGATGTGTTATACACTAAACCCATTAGTTGCGTTGTTTACAACCAGTGAGATAAGAACAGACCGCGTAAAACGAAGTCCTTGGGATAACGGTACCTTCACTTTTGACCGTGAGTATCTAATCAAGCCTCTCCGCTGGTTCCAAACGCATGACAATGCTGTAGATGAATGGT